GTTGAAATTTCTCAATCTTTAGGTTTTGTTTCTTTGGATATTTTAAATATGCAAAAGACAAATGAAACAAAATTACTTACTCAAATACAAAATAAACTAGAAGATGTAAATGCAAAAATATTAGCAGTTAGCAATTTAGAGAATTAGTTATGGAACAACAAGATGTAAATGATAAACAGGACGTAACAAACGCATCACAAATTATAAAAAATACAGAAAATACTTTTTTCAAGTGGGTTATTGGAATACTAATGACTATACTTTTTACTTTTGTTAGTATTATCTATAATTCTTTAAAATTAGCTGATGCTACAACTGCTACTGATGTTCAAGAGATAAAAAGTCATGAAACATCTGACAACGAAAGATTTCAAAACTTAGAATCAAATGTTTATTTATTATGTAAATCGCAGAAACTGGACTGCATACCTCCAGTAAAATAATATGAATAATGCACAAGTAGGAGAACAAGTATTTGGCACAGGAGCTATCCCAGACGCACCAGACAATAGAGATTATCAATATGCTAATGTAGCTATGGCATTTCCACCATTTGATTGGAGTATGGGTTATGACATAGAACAAGTAATAGGCAAAAAATTAACTATCAAAGACCAAAATGGTAGTTCAAGTTGTGGAGGTCAAGCGTGGTCATATTACGGGCAAGCACTTGATATAGATAACGAAGAAAAATCTGCAAAATTTATTTATTCTCAAACTTTCGTAGGTAAAGGTGGTTCGGCAGGTAGAACTAATTGTGATTTAGTTATTAAAAAAGGATGGGGAGATGAGAATTTAACCCCTTCCTATATCAATGGAATGCCCCAAGGTGAAGACTTTTATGAAAGACCACAAGATATCACCTTAGAAGCATTTGCACACGCTTTAAATGATAAAGGACTATCCTACGCTATGGTTAATCTAAACATAGACGAGGTAGCTCAAGCTATATCAAATAATAAAGGTTGTGTAATAGGAATTTATGGAACGAACAACGGAACTTGGAGAACTAAATTTCCACTTCCACCAGTTAAAATAAACTCAGATTGCTGGGCTCATTGGTTGTATTGTGGAAAAGCATTAATGATAAATGGAAAAAAATATATTGGTTTTGCTAACTCATGGGGAAACTCTGTAGGTGAATATGGTTGGCAATATATTTCAGAGGATTACTTTAAAGGAGGTGTTTGGTCTTGTTGGACTATGGTATATAATTTTCCACTTTTTAAATTTACCAAAACTCTAATATTTGGTATGATTAGTAGTGATGTTAAAGAATTACAAAAAAGACTTGGAGTAATACAAACAGGCTTTTTTGGTTCGCTAACATTAAAAGCGGTAAAGAATTATCAGTTATCTCATAATTTAGTCAATGATGGGATAGTAGGTGCTTTAACTCGTGCTTCTCTTAATGCCTAGCTACGAGATAGAGGACTTTTTATTAGAAGAAAAAAAAGTTATGTCAGATTTATTTAGTATCAATTGGAAAGATATTTTAAATGGTTTTTTATTCGCAGTTTTAGGAGATGTAGTGATGTATTTACTTGCAATTTTTGGTGGACTTTATGAATTAGTTTTAGATGGTAAGCCATTTCAAATTCATATCAATATCCAAGCAATAATTGTAGTAGCAGTTTTTTCAGGACTTACATATCTCTCAAAAAGATTTTTAAGTGGAACGACAGGAAACTTATTACAGAAATAGTATTTTCTTAGGCGAGCTTTATGGCTCGCTTATAGAGAATAGTATATTGAAAAAAGAATATAGATGTGTGTAAAGTGGAGGAATACGCCTAAAAAGTGACGGGCTATATCTATGCGAATAATTCTCGGGCATAGATGAAGTAAAACAAAGGTTAATAGCCCTTAATATTGGGAGTGCCGAGATCTATTAAACAATATTGAAAATCGTGTAAGGTGACTAAAGGTAGAGGGCTTCGGCTCTCCTGTGGATGCCCACTAGTGGGAAGTTCCCGTAATCCTATCAAATCCTTGCTTCCTCCACCTTACACACATCTAAAAAAGAAAGGAGGACAAAATGTTTCCAGTTAAATCGTTTTATGCAAAATCAAATTGCGAATTTCATGGGGAAGCTGATTTTGAAATCACTTTCCTAAACTACAATCCTTGCACTCATCAAATAAATTACTTCTTCTGTTGCAATCAGTGTATAGAAGAAGAAGGTGAATGTGCGATAGGAACAGTTTTTAGTTGCTCTGTAAAAGAGTGGAATAGATGGACACCAGTTGAAGATGAACCCTGTAAATCTTGAGTTATGAAAAAAAATCAAGTTAAAAAAACAAGACATCACATATTTTGTAGTAGCCGAGTAGGTTCAGATAGAGTATGCGGTATTTGTATGGTAGAAGAAAAAATCCACGACTTAAGCCATAGGCTCTTTGGGAATATGTTGCCCGAAGAAATCGTAGAGTGGCTCAATCACACTTTATGGAAAGACAAATTTGAAATCACAATTAAAAAGAAAGGAAAACGAAATGCAAACAGATGATGTTATTATAAAAGGAGCAATAATTACTCCTGAAAAATTAAAAGAATGTGGTTGGAAATTTTCTCACGGAATAGGAAATCTTGAAGCGTGGAAACAAGCTGGGGATATTCTTTTCTATGACCCAAAGACTCAAAAAATTGATGGGGTATATCAAAGTGAGTAATCACTTACAAGGCGACAAAATAAAAGTTGCCTTGTTTTTTTCGCAATGATTTTATATAATTAAATGACCTTTACTTTTATGCCTAGCTAAAAGTAATTATAAGTTCTTGTATATCTCTTTAATTTAATAGTGCAAACAAAATAATGATAAAAAATTTCTAACAATATGCTACTAGGACTAACTTACCCTTGAATGGGTATTTTTAGTTAAGGAAAAGTTATTAACAGTTTGACTTGCAGAATTTTTTAAAAAGTATAATATTTAGGTATGGGAAATAGTGAAAAACATTTTAATAATTATTACACAAAAAGGTATTCTCATTGTGTCTTCGGACACCAAGTTTTCACTAACTTGCCCAGTGGGAATACCTTTTTGCGTAGTAAATTATGGAACAAGGTTGGATAAAACTACATAGAAAAATACTTGAAAATCCTATCATTCAAAAACCAAATTATTTAGCTTTATGGATTATTTTATTGTTAAAAGCAAATCATCAAGATAAAAAATTTATGTGGAATGGTAATATAATTTTAGTAAAAGAAGGACAAATGATAACTGGTAGAAAAGAACTATCAAGGGAAACATCTATTCCAGAGTCTACTATTGAAGATATTTTGAAATTCCTAGAAAGGCAACATCAAATCCAACAACAAAAAACTACAAAATATCGTATAATTACAATAGTTAATTGGGTAAAGCATCAAGATAAGAACAGCAAATCCGACAACAAAGCAACAACAAAGCAACAACAAACCGACACAAACAAGAATGAAAAGAATGAAAAGAATAATATTGTCGCAAGCGACACTCCATTTTCTTTAAAAGAAGAAATTAAAAAACTAGAGGATAGTAATAGGAGAGATTTAAACATTATAGCTTTGTATTTTGATTATAGAAAACCCGACCTAAAAAACCGAGAACAATATGAGATAGCTTTAAAACGACATTTAAAACCAGCTGGGCTTTTAAAGAATTTTACAGACGGGCAAATAATCAAGGCGATTGATTATGCAAAAAAAGAGTATAAAGATATTTATACATTAGAAACTTTAATTAAAATATTAGTAAAATGAAAATACAAAAAGAAGAACAAGAAGAAATAACAAAAAATGTTGAAGGTTATATTGATGAAAAGCGACATTGTTTTGTAGTAACGAAAGATAATTATGGATTATCTGAAACAATAGAAAAACCAACCGAAAAAGAATTTCAAGATGTAAGTGAATTATTAAAAAAATACAAACCTAATTTTTAGTTAATCCAAACCAATGAAAGAAGGACTTATAAAACAATTAAAGAAAGGAAATCTTATATTAGAGCATAGCCGAATTTTAGTTGATGGTTTTTGGCGAGATTATTTTCAAATGGTAAAGATAAGTTTGAACCCCAAAGATAAAGTAGCAAGAACTATTAAACCATTTTTTGGGAATTTTAAGGTAAATAATTTTCGCCCAGAAGACCCTATAACTACAACTACTGATTACACCGAAGAAGATTATGAAGAAATGTTTGAAGAGAATAAATTTTAATGAAAGAACTAGAATTAAACAAAATATATAACGAAGATTGTCTTGAAACTATGAAGCGTATGCCTGATAACTTCGTGGATATGACTTTAACTTCTCCACCTTATGATAATTTGCGAGATTACAAAGGATATACCTTTGACTTTGAAAGTATTGCGAGGGAACTTTATATGGTTACGAAGCTGGGCGGTGTGGTAGTTTGGGTAGTAGGCGATGCCACAATAAACGGAAGTGAAAGCGGAACGAGTTTCAAACAGGCACTTTACTTTAAAGAAATTGGATTTAATTTGCACGATACTATGATTTATGCGAAAAATAATCCGATACCACAAAACCATAATCGCTATGAACAACAATTTGAATATATGTTTATTTTAAGTAAGGGAAAACCAAAAACCTTTAATCCATTAAAACTTGATACTAAAACTGGTGGAAAAACTTATTCTTGGAATGATACAAACGATTATGGAACAAAATCAGCAAAAAGAAGTAGGGAAGAAGTTAGTGTAGTAAAAGAAGAAAAAAATAAATTCAATATATGGTTTATGAATGTTGCTTCATCAGATATAACAAACTCTGCACCTTTCCCTGAAATTCTTGCCACAGACCACATAAAATCTTGGAGCAACGAAGGAGACTTAATTTACGATCCAATGATAGGAAGTGGCACGACAGGTAAAATGGCTTTAATGCTTAAAAGGAATTATATTGGTAGCGAAATTTCCGCAGAATATACAAAACTTGCAGAGGATAGAATAAAGTCAATCAGCAATCCTCTTTTTTGACAATTAGATAGATTTTATGTTTTAATAGTTATCCCCAGTTAATTCCTTTACATTTGTAAATCACAAGCGTATGATAAAGAAGTGAAGGGGATGCTGGTGGTGAACGACTTTGTGGCTAAACCTGTGAATATCGTAAATCCATCAGCTAACCCTTCATATAAAATTATCATTAACAAATATTATTATGGAATTAAAAAAAGCTAAAATGTGTGTAGAGTGTAAAGGTAATGGTGGTGGAAACCAAGATTACGAAAATTCTGACCACAATATTGAAAGAGGAACTGGCGATTGGGTAAACTGCGATAACTGTAATGGAACTGGCGAAGAACCAAACGAAGAAATAGTAGTAGAAAGAATTATAGAAGATTTATCCGAAGAACAAGAAGAAAAATTACAAAAGATATTTATGGAAGAAAGAGAAATTGGCGGAATACCTATCACAAAAGATAATTGCGAAAGTTTGTTTGAAAGTTGGTTAGGTAAATTATTATTAGAAGATTTAATAAAATATATTTATGAATAAAGAAATAGAAAACTTAATTAAAAAATCAACCTTACGAGATGTAGAACTAAAAATACTAGAAGCAAAAACTCGTGGCGAAATTATACCCGACAATGTAATTACAATTTTAAGAGAATTAGAAATTCAATTTAACAAAGAATTAAAAAATGAAAAATAATTACATTTGTTTGCAAGACAGAGAATTGATTAGAATAAAAAAAGAAAAGCGAGAAGAATTAGTAATGAAGTGGGTTTTGATAGTAGCAAGTGCATATTTTATATTTCAAGGATTATTTGCGTTTATTAAAGTAATATTATAAAAATGGAAAATTTTAACCTAGCCCAAGTTTGGAATAGTGCGATAGAAAAAAAAGATAGACCTATTATGGCTCGTGAAAGACTTTTTGCTAGTGAACTTGGCGGAAGTATGATTGACCGATTTCATAAACTAAAAGGAACTCCCTATACCAATCCGCCTAATAGCCGAAGTATGAGAAAATTTATGGCTGGGGATATATGGGAATGGATAATCAAAACAGTTTTAATCCGAGCAGGAATACCATTTACTACCCAAGATAGGGTAGAAATGAACTATGAAGGACTTTTGTCTATCACAGGTCGCCTAGATTTCATTATAGGTGGGGTTATGGACTACGACACAGCGATAGAAGGACTAGATAGGGAAGATATCCCCGATTTTATTAAAACCCCCGCTAGAGCGATTATAAACGCATTACAAGCTACCTATCCAAACGAAATTCCAAAAAAAATACTAGAAATCAAATCTGTTGGCTCTTTTATCTTTGAAAGTTTATCCGAACAGGACAACCCACGAACTCATCATATGCTTCAAGGGGCTATCTATGGACTCGCTACAAAATTACCAGTAGATATTGTTTATGTTTGCCGAGATGACTGCCGATTACTTCAATACAACATAGATAAAATTATCCCCGATTTAGAAAGAGAAATTAAAAAAGATTTAGAGTTAATCACGAAGTATCACAAAGAAGATATTGAACCGCCAAAAGAAGAATTGATTTTATGGGAAAACGGAAAGTTTAAAACTAACTGGAAAATTCAATACTCTCCATACTTGACTATGCTTTACACTATCCACGATAAAAAGATAGAAACTCCCGATGAATATTTTGACGAAATTAGTCCGTTAGTTAGTAGTTTTAATAGAGTCGTAAAAAGAATTACTAACAAAGATAAAATGACGGATAAAAATTTAGAAATCATAGAGCAAATTAAGCAATATGGTTTTGAGGAGATTATAAATAATTTAATTAAAAAATATGAAAACATCAAAAGCATTGATGAAGGAAGCGAACATACAGCCTAAACTAAAACTAGGCAAGAAAAAAGCTGGTGGTGGAGTTATCCCAAATGGAGCTCACCGAGTAAAAATGGTAGCCGATAAAGTAGTCAAAGGAACAGACCCAAAAACAGGCAAAAAAATTGAATATGTTCGCTATCTTGTAGAAGAAAATGGCGAAACAAAAACCTATCAAACCAAGAAGTTAAACGAAAAAGGAGAATTGTCTTATCTAGTTCAAGAATTATCTTCAATAAACGAAGGACAAGAAGTTATTCTAGAAATGAAAAAGCAAGGAATTAAAAATTATATAGATGTTTCGCCTGTGGTCGGTGGTGGACAAGTTGAAATGGAAGATGATGAAGAAACTTTAGAAGATATAAACTTATATGAAGAAAATACCAACGGACAGTTTCCAATTTCAGATAGTCAAGAAAGACGGCATTAAAAAAATTGCTTTAATTTCGCAAAGATATTATCAGCACTTCTTAAATACAAAAACCAAAGAAGGCGACAAAGGCACAATGACGATAACTTTAGCCAAACCTACTCGTAGCGAACAGCAATTAAGATATTATGCAGTTATCGTTGGATTGATTGCAGATTATACAGGCAATACTTGGGAAGAAATGCACGAAGCTCTAATGGTATTAAAATGGGGTAAACAAAAAGTAAAAATCGGCAAAGATATAGTAGAAGTTCGCAAATCAATTTCAAATGGGGCAAGATTTAAAAAAGTAGATATGATAGAACAGATTGAATTTGCTTTAGAGAAATGTTTTGAATTGGATATAGTCGTTCCAACGAAACAAGAACTTGGGTATATATCAAACTAAAATGGAAAAAACTTCTCTTAAAAATATAATATTACAAAAATTAAGAGAAAAGTGGAAAGGTGGAAGTCTAGCATTTTATCATCATCAACAAATTGAAGATAAATTACACGAAGAAACTCACTATAAAAAAGATAGCAAAATAGGCAAACAAGTTCCATTCCATTATACCCACGCAAATATAAACAGACAGTTAAGACTTCTTGAACAAGATAAATTGATAGAGAAGTTTCACGAAGAAGGAAAAAACCCAGATAGCGAAATTGCAATATATCGTTATATCCCCACCCCCCACGAATTATCAAGTCATTTAATGTTAGAAAGATTAAAAGTTAATAATTAAAAATGAAAGAAGTTTTTTACAAAGTAATATGTCCAAAATGCGGTAAAGAAGCCCCGTGGGTAGAGAATAAAATGCGATATGGGCGGAATTTTGGCAAGTCGTATATGTGCTACTACTGTTCACCTTGTGGAACTTATGTAGGTTGCCACCAGAATACCAGAAAACCACTAGGAACTATGGCTGATAATTACACAATAAAACTTCGTAGAAATGCTCACCACAACTTTGATAAAATTTGGGAAAGTGGAAAAGTAAGTAGAAAAGAAGCATACAGATTATTAAAAGAAAAATTCGGTATAGAACATTTTGGAGAACAATCCGCCGAAACTCTCAAAGATATTATCAATAAAATGGATTTATTATTATGTTAAAACGCACAGGATTTAAACAAAAATTAACAAAACCAATGAAAAGAGGAAAACTTGCCAAAAAATCTAAAGTAAAACTCTCTATCTTAAAAAGGAAACTTTGGGAAGTAGTAAGTAAGAGAATTAAGGAACGAGATAAAAATATCTGTTTTACTAGTGGGAAGTATGTAGTCGGAAGTAATGCTCACTGCGGACATGGAACTCCAAGTTCAATATGTGGCGGAAGATTACGCTACCATCCGAAAAATCTTCATTGTCAAAGTTATCACGAAAATGTGAACTTGGGAGGCAATGGGAGAGTATATTATCAAAACCAAGTAAAAAAATACGGACAAGAAACAGTAGACAAATTAGATAAACTCAAAGACCAATTTATTAAAGTAGACGCAGATTATTATTTAACGCTCACCGATTTATACAAAAATGGAACTTGGGAGCAGATAGAATTATTTTTAGAAACTATATGAAAAAACTCCAAAAAAAAATTGTCCGCACACTTATTTACAACCCAACCTTTCAAGAATTAGCCGACATTAAAGGACACACTAGACAAAGCATAACCCCGATAATGAACAAAATACCCAAGAAAGATAAGGAGAAAATGCACCTTAAAAGATTAGCCAAAATTAGGGAAATTATGGAGAATTAGTTATCCGCATAGTAGGCTTTACAAGTGTAAAACAAAAGTATAGAATTAAGATATGAAACAAGAATTGAAACCCGAACAAGAAATAGAAGAAGTTATCAATGATTTACACAATGCTATGTTAGCTGATTTAAAAGCAAAGCGTAAAGAAATTGAGGTCGCAAGAGAAAAAACTAAAACGCACAATGATTTAGTTTTAGCCCGTCAAAGACTTTATTCACTAGACTTAAAATATGACTAAAATGAAAAAAGACTCAAAAGATTATCTAAAAAATGTTGGCTATGTAGGAGAAAGTATAGAAGAAACAAAACGAAGATTAAAAATTAAAAGAATAAAAAAATGGAGAAAAAAGACAAAAAAATAATAAAAGGTTTCAAAGGATTTAATAAAGATTTAACTTGTAATGGTTTCAAATATGAAGAAGGTAAAGAATATATCCATAATGGAGAAGTAAAAATATGTAATTCAGGCTTCCATTTTTGTGAAAATCCTTTAGATTGTCTATATTATTATAGATTGAACGATAGTATTTTTCACGAAGTAGAAGGAAGTGGGAAAATAGATAAAGAAAAAAATAGTGATACTAAAATATCTTGCTCCAATATTAAGATTGGTGCTCGTCTTTCAATAGAAACTATGGTTAAGGCATCTGTTGATTTTATTTGGAGTAAAGCATCTGAAAAGAAAATTTTTAAAAAAACTTCCGCAACCTCTGGTAATCGTGCTCACTCCGCAACCTCTGGTAATGATGCTCACTCCGCAACCTCTGGTGAATATGCTCACTCCGCAACCTCTGGTTATGGTGCTCACTCCGCAACCTCTGGTGAATATGCTCACTCCGCAACCTCTGGTAATCGTGCTAACTCCGCAACCTCTGGTGAATATGCTCACTCCGCAACCTCTGGTGAATATGCTCACTCCGCAACCTCTGGTTATGATGCTCACTCCGCAACCTCTGGTGAATATGCTCACTCCGCAACCTCTGGTAATCGTGCTCACTCCGCAACCTCTGGTGAATATGCTCACTCCGCAACCTCTGGTAATGATGCTCACTCCGCAACCTCTGGTGAATATGCTCACTCCGCAACCTCTGGTAATCGTGCTAACTCCGCAACCTCTGGTTATGGTGCTCACTCCGCAACTAAAACATCCGATGCTATTGCGTGTGCTATCGGAAGAAAATCAAAAGCTAAAGCATCACTTGGTTCATTTATTGTATTAGCTGAATGGAACGAAGATAATGATTTAACCAAAGTTCACCCTATAGCAGTAAAATCTGCTAAAGTAGACGGAAAGAAAATTAAATCTGATACTTGGTATAAATTGGTCAGTGGTAAGTTTATAGAAACAGACGATAGTAATGAATAATTTTATGGATAAAAAATTTGACTATGAATACATAGAGAAACAAGAAGAAGTTAGAGAGCATATTAAGAATTGTGAAGGAAAACATACTCAACAAGCGATTTATTCCACTTTTCACGATGCTCTTACACAAGTTTGCTTTGGGTGTTATAAAATTCGTTCAACGATTAAAAGGTATTTCTTTATCAATAAATGTGTGTTTAATAAGTAGTTCCTTTAAAGTTAAATATCCTGTGTTTATTCCCTCGCAGTTCAAGGTTAATTAAGGGAGTTTCTGCAAAATTCGCCCTATCATTGCCTTGAACGGAGGAAACAAGCACAGGATAACATTATCAATTAAAAGTAAAATAAAAAATATATGTGTAAAAAAATATGTGAGTATTGTAAAGAAGAGCATTTAAAAAATAATACAGGGTGTAACAACTCTGGCAACCGCAACTCTGGCAACTTCAACAGCGGAGACGTCAACAGCGGATACTTCAACAGCGGAGACTTCAACAGCGGATACGTCAACAGCGGAGACTTCAACAGCGGAGACTTCAACAGCGGAAACTTCAACAGCGGAAACCGCAACAGCGGATACGTCAACAGCGGAGACTACAACAGCGGAAACCGCAACAGCGGAAACTTCAACAGCGGAAACCGCAACAGCGGATGGTTCAACACCAACGAACCTAAAATGCGTTTCTTTAATCAAGATAGTGATATTACCTATTCAGAATTTAGTAAAAAATCTTGGATATATCCTGATTTAAAAATCTGTGCTTGGGTAGAATTAAACGACTTACCTAAAGATGAGCAATCAGAAAGTGCCAAACAAATGGGAGGACTACTTAAAACTCTTACCTACAAAGAAGCGTGGAAAGAATATTGGAATAGAGCAAGTCAAAGTGATAAAGAATGGTTTAAGAATCTTCCTTGCTTCAATAGTCAAATCTTTGAAGAAATCACAGGTATCCGAATTGGTGAAAAAGAAACCATTAAAATTGGCGACAAAACCTTTGACAAACAAGAAGTAGAACAAGCTCTTAAAAATGTAAAAGCATTATAAATTAACACCCACTAAGAATGGGGAAGAAAAAATGGAAAAACACATCTTTTATAGAAAATTCTCAAATATGCCACTTCCAAAAAGAGAAATTGGTATTTTAATGGGAATAGGGAAAGAAATAAAAACTCCTTGCCAAATTTATAGAGAAATAAAAAACTATGATGAAATAATTGCTAAAGCAGAAGCTCGACAAAAAGAATTACTAGAAGAAGCGGATTTAATTATTAACTAACCCCCTCCCCAAGTCAATAAACTTGTGGGGGAAGAAGATATGAAAGAAGAACAAAAACAAAAATATGCAAATGATATAGTAAGTGGCTCACTGCCCGACCAAGAGTCATTTACTAAAGAAGAAGTAAAATATCTTGCGGGGACAATATTAGCGTGGGCTTCGCAACAAATAGAACATACTTTAGACGAAGCATTACACGAAGATATACCATCGCTGGTCGCTAATTGTGAGTATGTATCTATTGAAAGTGGAATAACGGATACAGAACTTGGGATTAGAAATGACTTTGAAGAATTACAAGATTTTATTCTTAATTGGTTAAACTAATATGCCTCCCTCCAAACAAAAAGAGAAGAAGATAAAAGCGTGGGCGTGTTTTGATGGAATTTTAAACAAGATAGTAGTGGGTGGAATGCAAAGGTCGTTTTCTATCCACGAATCAAAAGCAGAAGCTATGGAACAATTAAGAGGTTGGCTTTATGCGACAGGAAAAAACGGCAAACGCAAAGCAAAAGTTATTTCAATTACCATAACTTATAAATCTAACCAATAACCTATGGAAACAGAAGAAATAAGGAAAGAGGAACAAATAGATTTAGTGAAACACGCATTAAAACAAGCAGTTAGGTTTATTATTCAAAGAGAAGTGGCAGATAGAGTTTGGTATCAAGACAAGGATTGCGAAGAACAACTACAAAAAGGACTATCAGAAGCAGAAGATAAATTAGTAGATCATATCTCCTCCCTCCACTCCTCTTGGGTTAAAGAGATAATCAATGAACTAGAAAGCAACCCAAACGAAGATGGCTCAACAAGCCCAAATATCCAACATTGGATAGAGAAAAAACAAAGCCAATTAAGGAAAAAAATGCTATAATAACTATATGCCAAAGGGAGTATATAAAAGAAAAATAGGTGCCTTAAAAGGAAAAGTTGGAATTTACGAGAGAACAAAGAAAAGAGGAGGGTGGAAACTTTCTGAAATCACGAGAAAAAGAATGAAGGAAAGTAGTAGACATACTTCTTCTTGTGGAATGCGTGGTAAGAAACACAACACAGAAACCATAGAAAAGATGAGTAAAGCACATAAAGGAAAACTCTCTTATATGTTTGGAAAAACAGGGGCACTATCACCAAACTGGAGAGGAGGAAAATCTTTTGAACCTTATTCTCTTGATTGGACTAGAACCTTAAGACAGAGTATTCGGGAGAGAGATAAATATACTTGTCAAATTTGTGGTGAAAAACAAGGGGATAGAGCTTTGTCTGTTCATCACATAGACTACAACAAAGAAAACTGCAACCCAAATAATCTGATAAGTGTTTGTATAAGATGTCACGTAAAAACAAATTACAATCGTGATTACTGGTTGAAATTATTAAGAAAAACATTTTAAATAGTAAGGAATAAAATGAAAGAAGGCAAAAAAGAGAAAATAAATAATGGCGTTGGGTATATCAAAAGAAATGGTGCCGTTTTTTCTCTTTCAACACAAAAGGGTGATTGGTCAAGACAGCACGACCATATTGACCCATTTTATTGGGGGAATATAACATACCGAAAAGATAGCACTTGTATTATGAATATTAGAATTTACAAAAAACCAACACTAAAACAACTAGCAACTCTTTTACTCATTGATTGTAAAATAATTTGTGAATATTGGATTGATAATGAGTTTAAAGATTTTGGAATTAATGTTTTTGGCTCAAAGACAGTAGTAAATAAATTAGAGCAGATATATTATTAACTAATTTTACTAAGGAATAATGAAACAAAACAAACAAGAGAATATCCCTTCCTCCTTCACCAGTAAGAAGATGGAGTCGCCAAATGAGGATTACGACAAAGAAGAATGGGGTGCGTGGAAAATAGTAAGTGATATGCTAGACAAGCCAGATGAATTTGGAATTTACCAAACAAGTGAATGTTATAGAAAACTTTATGAATTTGTTTGTGAACAAAAAAGGAAAGCCATAGAACAAGCCAAAAGTGAAGCTATAAAAGAAGCTAAAGAACTTGGATATGACGAAGGTTCGGCAGAAACTACTATGGTTTGTAATTCCTATTCTATTCCTTATGCAGTTGCCGAAAAAGTAAAAGAGATAAAGGAGAAAATAGATGAGATAAGTTGGAAAAAAATGGGAATAGATTGTGATTGCAATATGTGCTATGCCCACGAAAAAGCATTACAAGATATTTTATCAAAGTTAGGGGAATAGGGTTGCATTAAAAATTAAAAGTAGTATAATCAATTTATGGATAAAAAAATCTCGCAAAGTAATATAGATTTAGTTATGAAGATTCTATTGCAGTTAAACATCCCAATCCAAGCGTACTTTTCAGTAAAAGATTTATTTGATAAACTACCTATTGTAAAAGAAGTTGTAGAACCTAAAAAGTAATATGGCAGAAACCGATGAAAACGGAATTAAACGGAAAGAAGATGGGACTTTCGATATTGGAACTGCCCCTGGTCCTGGTAGACCGCCTGAAACGGAAGAAGATAAAATAATTAAAAAAGCTACTAAGGAACTGATTGCCGAATACAAGGAATCTCTGGGAGAAGCATTGCCTTTAATAAAACCTGTGTTGATTGCCAAAGCATTAGAAGGAGATATGACAGCGATTCGAGAAATCCACGATAGAGTAATGGATAAATCTAAACAACCTACTGATATAACTTCTGGTGGAGAAAAGCTAACAGTAAACATTGTAGAATATGGAAATAACGATACCCCATAATTTTAAAGCTCCCACCAGTTACCAGATAGAATATTTAAAAGATACGCATAGATTTGCAATTCTCGTTTGGCATAGACGAGCTAGAAAAACAAGAACTGCTTTAAATAAACAAGTAAAAAGAATTTTTAAAAGAACCGAGCCAGGTGTTTGTTATTATGTTCTTCCGACATACAAACAAGCCAAGCAAGTTGTTTGGGATGTTTTAATAAACGACCATATTCCCAAAGAACTTTACGACAAGAAAAATGACAGCGAACTAGCAATTTACTACAAGAATGGAGTTATCCAAAGATTTATTGGAGCAGAAGATTACGATAAGCACCGAGGGACAAACCCTTTTGATGTAGTCTTTGACGAGTTCTCAGAACAACCAGAACAAATATGGACTGCTATTTTCCAACCTGTCTTGATGGAAAATGGTGGAACTGCAACCTTTGTCTTTACTCCAAAAGGTAAAAACCACTCTTGGAAGCTATTAGTGAAAGCGAAAGAGAACCCATTATGGTTTACTTCTGTAAAATCAGTTAAAGATACAAACGTATTTACCGAAGAAGAACTAGCCGAGATAAGACGCAATACTCCTCAAGCACTTTACGAACAAGAATATGAATGTAAATTTTTAGAAGGTGCTAGTCAATTCTTTAAAAGAATAAACCAAAATTGCTATCCAAAAGATTATATGTTGAATGAAGATGGAGAATATCAACTAGGAGTAGATTTAGCTAAATATAATGACTGGACTGTGCTTACACCTTTTAACTTGAATACTTTTATAGTTCATCAACAAGAACGCTTTAACCAAATAGATTATAATTTACAGAAAGCAAAAATTGAAGCTATGGCTCGTAGATTTAATAATGCTTTGATTATGCCTGATAGCACAGGGGTTGGCGACCCAATAGTGGAAGATTTAAAAGCTCGTGGATTAAATATTTGTAATGAAGGAGCAGGTTTTAAATTTACTGAAACTTCTCGTATGAATATATTAAATAATCTTGCAATTTTATTAGAACAAGATAAAATAAAAATACCTGATGATGAAGGACTAATTGCTGAACTTGAATCATTTCAATATTCTTTAAGCGAACAAGGTAAAATAAAAGTAAAAGCACCCGAAGGATTGCACGATGACAGAGTTATGAGTTTAGCCTTAGCAGTTTGGGGGGCGAGTGAACCAATTAAACCAGATATGTTTACAGCTCAAAGAGTTGCACAAAATAGAAATAGAAATGTAAGTTTTAACTAACTATGATTATAAATATTACGCAAAGCAAAATATTTAAAATAGACCCTTCTATTAGATTTTCAAAAGAATATGGATTATCAAAAGATGTTTGGAAAGAAGTTTGGCGAAGATATAAATTACTAGATTACTCTAATGGTGATTTAAGAGATTATTTATTTGTAAAGTATGCTAGAAATTTAGGCTTTGATTCAATGAAACGATGGATATATAGGGGTGAAATTTATATGATAGCAAATCCATTAATTGAAAAAGGAGTAGAACACGTTAATTCATGTATTTTTGGAGATTATGAAGAATATTTAATGAATGAATTAGTTAAACCATTAAAAAATGGTGCGAATAAAAAACCTAAAACAATCATATAATATCGCTTATTTTAAGTTTTAATGCGAATAAAATATACTTCATAAGACATTTAGCATAATATGCTATTATGCCTCCATTTTTAACACCACCAACTCCACCTCAAAATATTTATGCACAAATTCGTTATGAGGTAGACCAATTTTTATATAACTTTATTAGTCCTGTTCCTGGTTACGCTTTCAATACTTACCAAACAATAAAAAGAATATTTCTATACTTGAGCAATCGCTATGAAAATGGCTCTTTTTATCTTGGGCGAGAGAAACTATTTTTTAATATAGTTATGCCTCCTGTGGAAGTAGCAACTAAGATGTTAAGTATTGACCCAAAGAACATTAAACTTATTCCAACTAAACCAGAAGCATACTTTCCTACATACTTACTTGAAAAAGAACTTCGTCAATGGCTTAAAAACTCAGAAATGGGAAAGATACTTAATCAAATTGCTGAAGAAGCACCTCGTTATGGTTCTGTATTCCTAGAAAAAACAAAAGATGGAGCAAAAGTCTGTGATATTCGGAGAATTATGTATGACCCATCAGTTGAAAGAATTTTAGATTCTCGTTTCATTACTACGATTACTTATATGGCTGATACTGACCTTAGAAAAGCTGCTCAAGAGAATGGTTGGGACAAAGAAGCCGTTGAACTTGCTATTGAGAGATTTGGAAATACTCAAGCAGCACAAGCGATGGAAGATTTCTCAGGAAACTTAAATGTAATGCGTTCTAGCCCACAAGTTAAAGTTTATAAACGATATGGTGAAGTTCCTGATTACTGGTTAGATACTAAAGCTCCGATACCCAAAGATGGAGTTGTCAAAATGGTTAGAGCTTTATTTATCTGTGCTGGACCTGATGTGTTACAACGAAACACAAGCGGACAAGTAGTTGGTGAATTAGGGGTTACTTTATGGAAAGGAGTTTGGAAAGATGATTATCCATTTAAAGATTTTCATTACACAAAAATTAAAGGACGATTACTTGGTATGGGAGTAGTTGAAATGCTATTTGATGTTCAAACACGATTCAATGAACTTAAAAATCAAAAGAGGTTATCAATGGAACTTTCTACACTTCATTTATTCCAGACAAAAGATAAAAGTTTAGTTAGAAATGTGCTTACAGATTTAGAGAACGGAGATATTATGTTCTCACCAAATGGTGTAGAGCCAGTAGCTAATGAAGAAAGAAACTTACCAGCATTTCAACAAGAAGAAGAAAGTTATGCTAATCAAGTAGATAAATTATCTTTTGCCTACGAAGCTATAAGAGGTGATAATGCTCCTGGTGACCAAACATTAGGCGAAGTTCAAATCCAAGTAGCCAGTGCAACGGGAGTATATGGCTTTAAGAAAAAGAATTTACGCTACTTCTTAAAATCTTTCTTCAATGATTTAGTATTACCACAACTCGTCAAAGATTTAACTCCTGAACATATAATGCGATTTACTGGAACTGCTCAAGAGTTAGATAAATTAGATGAAGCAGCAGCCGAACTTTATGCAAACGAAGTAATTATTAAGACAGCTATTGAAGGTGGAAAGATAGACCAAGCTCTACAAGACGCAGCTAGACAAAAAGCTATAAAGGAATATAGGAAGAACGGAACTAATCGTTTCTTAAAGATTAAAGAACAATTTTACAAAGACGCAGAATTTGATTTTGATTTTGATATAGAGAATCAAGATACCGACCCAAATAAGATGTTGCAAGGTATTCAATTTCTATTTACTTTCTTACAAAATCCAGCAGTATTACAAGACCCAAGAGCAAAATTATTATTCTATCAAGCAGCCGAACAATTTGGTATCGCTCCTGCTGAAATAGAATTTGCTGATAGCCAGGCAACACAGATGCAACAAGATGGTCGATTGCCTACATTACAAGGGAATCCGCAAGGACAGCCACAGCAAAAACAGTTGCCAACGCCCCAACCTTCAATGATTCCGCAATAATTAACCACAAAATAATGGAACACAAAGATAATAAAAATTTCGTAATAGACGCAAACGCAACTATCCCAAACAAAATGACTAACCCAATTCCTATGAGAGTAGTTGGTGAAACAAAGTTTTATAAGAACGGATATGGTGAATCAATTTATGCAGACGATTCAAGGAATGCTAAAGGAGTTCCTGATGACAAAGATAATTACAGTCCTATGAGAGTCGCACAGGATAGTGGGGAAGAAGAACAACAAGGAATCTAATGAAAACAATCCCACAAAGATTTTTAACTGACCCAGAATGGTATCAAGTAGAGGAAGTAATCAGTGAATTTGTTACACCTCTATTGTCTATCAGAGATATTGACATCACAGCACGGGCAGAAGATGTCAAAGCTGAGGTAATAGGAAGACTTAAAGCATACGAAGCATTAGAGGGATTTATAACAAGTAGAAGTTTAACTAGGTCGAGTAAATTAACAGGTGATAAAGAAAATATATTCAAATGAATAAATACGAAGTAGGGTTTATGCCCGATGATAATAATGATAGAAGGTTACCAGGAAGTGTTCAACCTGAACCTAAAAGAGGTAACTTTGCCTATGATCCTGAAAATGCAAATCCAGCTAAACCAACACCATTAGATGCAGGAGATACAGGAGGAGTTATAGGAGTGGCTAAAATTGGTTTAGGTTATGGAATGCCATCAATGAACGCAGAAGTAGATATCAATGGTCCAAAAGGAGAAGTTGAAACAAATTACGACCATACTAATCTTTCAGCAAAATATAAATATCCAAATGTGCATCAAGACATTCCAAGTAAAAGTCAGCCAACTACCCAATACAACGACCACACATAAATACAGACATTGAGGGCTTAGAGCATAGTCTACCTCATTTAAAAAACACAGCTCATAAGAAGGAAAACTTTTTAAACCAATTAATATAGCTTATATATTATGGAAAATGAATTATATGAGAATGGTAACTCTTTAAATATCACACCACCAGCAGGTGAAACAGCTGAACAACGTGTAAGTAGGCTCGAAGAAACTAACAAAAAGTTATACGAGCGTGCCAAAAGTGCCGAAGCATTAGCTAAGGAACTCAAGGCGAAACCTGCGATTAGTGAGCAACCAGTTATTCAAAAACCTTCAGATATTCTAAAGGCAGATGAGTTTAAACTTTACCGAGCTGGATATAGTGAATCAGAAATTGATTTGATTATGCACAACGGTGGAGCAAAGATACTAGAAGATTTAAAAAATCCTTTAGTATTAGGTTTACAGGCAGCGAAAGAACAGCGAAATGCTGAAATAGCTGCTAACGGAACAGTAGACTCATCAGGTTTGTCAGATATTGAAAGAAAGTATACTGAACAAGATATGCGAAATATGAAGAAAGAAGATTTGGAAAAACTCATACCTCACGTTGATAAATAGCTAATATCTTACTATTATTAATATGGCATCAGCCGCATCATCACTCATAACCCCAGTCCAAGTCTACTACGATAAAGTATTCTTAGACCGAGCAAAGATTGAGCTAAGACACGATTTCGGAGCACAAGTAAAAAATGTTCCTTTGAATAGTGGTGCAGTAGTTCGCTGGACGAGATTTTCTCCTCTAGCATTGATCACCGCAGCTCTTTCTGAAGCAACAAATCCTACTGAAGTAGCAATGACAGCTACCCAGGTATCTGCAACATTGGCTGAATATGGAAATGTTACAAACGTATCTTCACTATTCTCAATGACGCAAATAGATGTAGACCTCAAGGAACACATCGAAGTCCACGGACAAAACGCAGGTGAATCAATCGACGTTCTTATCCGTAACGAATTAGCATCAGGAGCAACTCAACAGTTGCCTGCTGGCGTATCAGAAGTTTCCTCAACTTCAGGTATTCACTTAACAGACGTTATGTCTGGTTTGGAAATTCGTAAAGCAGTTCGTACTTTGAAACTTAATAAGGCTCAAAGATTCGAATCAGGTTTGTATCGAGGTATTATTGGTCCAGCATCATCTTATGACCTATTCGGTAACTCTGAATGGTTAGATGCACACCGATATACTACTTCCGATGCAATCGAACGTGGAGTTGTTGGAAAACTTCACGGTGTAGAGTTCGTAGAAACTAACAACCAATATATCGCTATTTCAGGTGGATTCTCTGCCTCAACGACAAGTGTTGCAAACGTCTACTCAACATTCGTATTCGGTAAGAATGCTTATGGTGTAGTTAATCTAGGATCAATAACAGCTCCAACTGTTATCGTTAAAAATCCTGGTCCTAACGACACAAGTAATCCTCTTAATATGTTCTCAACTGTTGGATGGAAAATGCCATTCGCTGTTAAGACTCTTAATAGTAATTGGGTTATTGCGATTAAGACTTCTACCGCAGGAGCAACGACAGCTACTTTCTAAAGTATCTGAGTTTTCCACAATTAAGTCATGCACAACTTGCATGGCTTTTTTGTTTGGTATATAATAATTTGGTGAACGAAATAACAACACTCACTATCCCCCCAGGATTTGATATTGACATTCTTATTAAGAATGGGAAAATTGGCTACACTTTTTTATATGAAGGAAACAATTATGGTACTGCCGTAAAACCAAAATCTCGAAAGGTTGCAGATATTGCAACTGCTTGTTTACTTTTAATAACTAACGCACAAGAAACTTATAAAGAGCTTCAAAAATAGTATGAGTAAAGTTTTAAATAAACTAAATTTAGATCAATGGGATGAAGTAGCTGAAAAGCACCAAAATTATTTAAGATTATTTAAAATGATAATGGAATATCCTACCTGTTTTATGTGTAGTTTTAAAAATCCAAAGGATGCGTTAGATTTAGATTTTCATTTAAAATCTACGCATGGGTTCACTTTAGATGAAATTATTAGAGAAAAATTAGAAATAAATGGAAAATAAAATAACTAGAGTGTTCCCTGATTTCGAAAATGAATTAAAAGCGATAGACCCTCGTCTATCAATCGTGCCTAATACTAATAGACCAAAAATAGCTAATATTAAACTAGATGGTCAAGATATTTGTCCTATTCCAGCTTATGAAATAAGAGAGTTCTCTGACCCAACATATACAATGGAACTTCCTAATGGTTCAGTTGTTAAACACCGTTGCAAGGAAGAAGCAATAGCTTTAGTAATACATACTTTAAAACTTATAAATAATCCTGAGAATGCAGATGCATTCTGGGGTCGTAATGGATACTAATTTTATGTATTTATATACAAATAAAAAAGAAAATATAATGAATTGTCGAAAGAACATTTTGGAATATATGCAAGAACAAATAATGTATAATGGTTATTAGGTCGTAAAATTAAAAACTAGCAATATGAAAACAAAAAAACAAAAAATCGTATTCTTTCAGGGAACATTTGAAATCCTGAATTATGGACACGTCAAAGCATTTGAATTATGTAAAACCTTTGGAGACACACTTATTGTTGGACTTAACTCTGATAAATTAGTTAAGTCTTACAAACACAGAGAGCCAGTCATTCCTTACGAACAGAAAAAGTTTATACTTGAATCTATCAAATGGGTAGACAAAGTTGTTCCAGCAACACATTTTAGTCCAATGGAATTACTTAAAAAGTATGATGTTGATGTTTATGTTATAGGTTATGAATGGATTGAAAGTAAAGCACTCGAAATCGCCTACATTAAATCAAAAGGTGGTGAAATCAGAATTACTCCAGACTTTGGAGCTACAAGGACTTCGCAAATCAAAGAAGTTTTATTAAAAGAAGCACAAAACAATAGGGGGCGATAGCATCAAACCCTTTTTTATAAAATGAAAATACACATAGTAAATTATGAATTAGGATTTAACGATGGCATACTTTCAAAGTTTGCTAATAAATTATACGAGGAACTTAAAAAGATAGACGGATTAGAAGTCACTATCAGTAAAACTCCTAATTTAGAAGCTGATATTAATCACCATGTGAATTACTTGCCTTATAAGCACAACCCTGAATACAAAGGCATTGATACTTTAATGGTTACGCATATCTTTGAGGGTTATAAAAAGGACGCTTTAACTGAGCAAATGAAAACAGCTTTTGGTATCTGTATGTCAAACGATACCAAAAAGCAATTAGTTAAATGGGGATTTGATAAAAAAAAACTAACTACTGTGTTGCCAGCTCATGACGGGATACCAAGACGCTTTCAAGTAGTCGCTATCTTAACCAACGTATACGCTGATGGTTGCAAGCGAGAAGAAATGTTTACTAAACTTGTGGAAACTATTGACCTCAACAAGTGGGCTTTCCGAATCATGGGGAGTGGTTGGAAAGATATTTTAGTTCCGCTCGTTGCCAAAGGGTTACAAGTTGATTACTACGCTCAATTTGAACCAAGTATTCACCAAAAGATTTTAGAAAGTTCTGATTACAATCTGTACATGGGGATAGACGATGGCTCAATGGCTGTCCTTGATTCTAAAAATGCTGGACTGAAGATTATTGCTCCGAACGTAGGATTTAACATAGACGTTGGAGTAGATTATCCTTTTAAAAATCAAGAAGAACTAAATGCTATATTTCAAAAGCTAACTTATAATCCAGTAGCCGACTGGACTTGGGATAATTATGCAAAACAACATTTTAAATTATGGAAGAAGTTGAAAAAATAGAATTAAAATAGGTTTTAAAAAGCCAAGTCGAGATTATCAAATAATAGCTTATAAGTAAAATGCGTATTTTATTAACAGGAGACAAGGGATTTATAGGAAGTACATTAAGTAAAAGATTAGTTAGTTTAGGACACGAAGTAATTGGTTATGATATTATAGATGGTTTTGATTTACTAGATTTAAAGACATTAGAAAGTTATATCAAAGATGTTGATGTAGTTTTTCATATGGCGGCACAAGCTGATCTAACGAAACTTACAGATTTAGAAAAAGGTAGAGATGCAATAGCTCAAAATGTTTATGCAACTGATAATGTTGCATATCTTTGCACTAAATATAAAAAGTGGATGATTTATGTTTCAACAGTATGTGTATATGGAAATCAAGACAAACATCCTGAAACAGAAGACACAACCTTGCCTAATCCATCTGAACTTTATGCTTGCTCAAAATACTCAGCTGAATGGATAGTTAAGGGTTATGCAAAGAATTATGATATGCCTTATACTATTTTAAGATTTGCTACTATTTACGGAGAAGGGATGCGTCCAGCTTTGGGTATTCATATATTTATTAGCCAAGCTCTCAAAGGAAAAGATATAACAGTTCATGGAGATGGAAAACAAGACAGAACCCAAACTTATATTGACGATTTGATTGATGGATGCGTTGCAGTTTTTGATTATCCTAAAAATGCTAAAGGACAAACATTTAACCTTACTAACTCAGAAAGTATCTCAGCAGAAAAAATGGCTAAAGATATACAACGATTAACTAAAACAAAATCTGAAATTGTTTATGTTAATCAAAGAGAAAATCAAACTTTTCACGAAGACTTTGATGTATCTAAAGCAGAATTATTACTTAATTGGAAAGCCAAAACTTCTTTCGAAGATGGCTTAAAGAAGACAATAAAATGGTTAGAAAAATAGAAAATTGCACAGTAGCAGTGATAGGTGGTTGTGGATTTTTAGGTTCACACCTAGTTAAACATTTAATTGAAGATAGAAAATGTAGGGTTATTATTTTAGATAATCTTATTTCGGGACATAGAAAATTTATTCACCCAAAAGCAAAGTTTATCTATTGTGATATAACTGCTAGTGAAAGTGCTTTATACAAAATATTTAAAGACAATATGGTCGATTACATATTTAATTACGCTGCAGAACCCTATATCCCTGTATCTTTCGACAGACCTTTGCATACTTTTAATATCAATGCTATGGGTGCTTTAATGGTTATGAATGCAGGTCAAGATGCAAGGGTTAGGGGTATTTTACAAGTATCTTCAGCCGAGATTTATGGTGATGCTCCAAACTTTAAGATAGATGAAAGATATCCAGCAAGACCACACTCTACCTATGGAGCTTCTAAACTAGCCATTGATGCTTTAGTTCAGGCTCGTTGGAAAGAAGGGAATACACCTGTAGTTGCATTAAGACAATTTAATTGTTTAGGAGAGAATGAAACTCACCCTTATGTAGTGCCTGAAATCATTAAGCAACTTTCAAAATCAAATCAAGTTTGGTTAGGGAATAATTCATTTAGAGATTTTCAATATGCTGGTGATGCCGTTAGAATGGCGGTAGAACTATTAGAAAAAGGACAATTTGGTGAAGTCTATAATATGGGAAGTGAAGAAGGTATACAGATTTATGATTTAGCTACTCTTATAGGACACTTAATGGGACATAAAGATGTTATAGTAGAAGTAGACGAAAGCAAAAAGCGTCCGTGGGAAATTTGGCACTTGCAATCAGACAATACTAAAATATTTTCAACTATAACCTATCGTCCACAAACTAAACTTGAAGAAGCATTAAAATTAGTAATTAAAGATTATAAAAAAAATGGATTTTGCTTTTAAAAAACTAGAATATGAATACGCTAAATTTGTTGGTAGTAAATACGCAGTTTCTTGCAATTCAGGCACTTCTGCTTTACATCTTGGTTTGCTCTCTTTGGGCATTGGTAAAGGAGACGAAGTTATCTGCCCAGATTTTACAATGGCTGCATGCGGTTTCGCTATTAGTTATACTGGAGCTAAGCCTGTTTTTGTGGATTGTGATGATACACTTTGTATTGATCCTAATTTAATAGAATCCAAGATAACTAAAAATACTAAAGCAATTATGGCTGTTCATATATATGGTAGATTATGCCGAATGGATAAGATATTAAAAATTGCTAAGAAGTATCATTTAAAAGTTATTGAGGACGCTTGTGAGGCTCAAGGTGCTGTTTATAAGTCAAAAGCTGATATAACATGCTATTCGTTCTATGAGAACAAGATAATCCACGCAGAAGAAGGAGGAATATGCACAACTGATAACAAAAAGTATGCAGACAGAATAAATTATTTAAAGAATATGGCGTTCTCACCAGCACATGATTATATGCACTTAGAAATCGGTTATAACTATCGCATGCCAAACTCACAGGCTAAACTTGCCCTTAAATCTTTGAAGGATTATCCAAAAGAAAACAAAAGACGCAGAGAAATAGAAAAAAAGTTTTATGGTTATACTTGGTTAGACGCAGTTTGGGTATTACCAAATATTCGTGGAGTAGGAGATAGAAAGTTTTTTAAACCATTATCAACTTTTCCTATGTATGGTGGAAAATGTCAGTCTCCAAAAGCACTTTATTATTCAAAGATAGGACATTATATAAAGATTTAGTGTTATAATATAAGTATGGGACGCAAACAAACACAAGAAACAAAAAATAAACTTAGCGAAAAACTTAAAGGACATATTCCTTGGAATAAAGGAATGCTCGGTTTTCAGAAAGGAAGAATTGTGTCTGAAGAAACAAAAAGAAAAATAAAACTTGCAATGGCTCCTCATTATGTAAAAATGCGAGGTTCCAAACTATCAGAAGAAATTAAACGCAATATGAGTCTATCCCGTAAGGGTAAAACATCATGGAAAAAAGGTTTAGTAAATATTATTTCCCCAGAAGCTAGACTTAAAATGAGTCTGAAAAGAAGAAAAGAACTTAATCCAAACTGGCAAGGAGGATTATCTTCTGTTATACATCTGTTAAGGGAATCACTAAAATATAGACAGTGGCGAAGTGATATATTTACTAGAGATAATTTTCAATGTGTTATTGGCGGAAAAGAACATGGCAATAAATTACATGCAGACCACATCAAACCTTTCTTTTTAATAATCAGAGAAAATAAAATTGATTCAACAGAGAAAGGATTTGAATGTGAAGAATTATGGAACCTAAATAATGGTCGAACACTCTGTATTGAATGTCATAAAAATACAGATACTTATGGTTGGAAATATAAAAACTTTTTATGAAAGATATAGTCGTTTATACCTGTATTACGGGGAATAAGGATGCTCCTATTAAAAGAGATTATCCGATAACTATTTTCAATGATGCTTATGATAGGTTTAGAGACCCTCGAAGAAACTCAAGAATACAGAAAATACTATCACATAAATATTTTAACGAAACATTTTCTATTTACCATGATGGTAATATGAAACTCTTAATTCCACCTGAAGAACTTATTAAGCGTTATATGGATGGCTACGATATGGCTATGCTTAAACATTCAAGAGGTTGTTTATATAAAGAAGCTATGGTTGTAGCTAAATTACAGATGGATGACGTTGAAACCATCATAGAACAAGCCAAACACTATGAAGATATGGGCTTTCCAAAGGACATAGGTTTCTTACAAGGTGGATTTATTATTAGACGCAACAATGAACGAACCAGACGCTTTAACGAGGCTTGGTGGGCTGATTATTGTAGATATTCAAGACGAGACCAATTAAGTATTATGCCTGCGATAGACGAATCAGGTGTCGTTGTAAATGCAATAGATTTAAACTGGGAAGAAAAAGATGGTAAAGCAATATTAGCTGATATTGCTGAGATGCATTGGCATAAGAACTTATCAGGTAATTTTAATGACCCAAAAAGAAATGAAAAATAAAAAAATAAGAAAAAAAAGTAAACCATATATAAATAAAGGAAGACCTAGACCACCATTTTCAAAAGAATGGAGAGATAATATGCGAAAAGCTAAATTAGGTTATAAAGTTTCTGAAGAAGTTAAAAAGAAAATAAGTTTAGCACATAAAGGGAAACCAAAACCACAAACAGCAATAGCAATGAGAAAAAGAATTGGTATATTAAATAATAATTGGAAAGGTGGATTAAGTTCTTTGCATCAGCAAATAAGAAATACTTTTAATTATCGTCTATGGCGTTCAGATATTTATAAAAGAGATAATTATACTTGTCAGCATTGTTTTATGAGAGGAGGCTATATTGAAGCTGACCATATAAAACCATTAGCTTTAATTGTCCAAGAGTGTAAAATTGATTGTGTAGAAAAAGCAATAAATTGTGATGAACTTTGGAATATAAATAATGGTCGAACATTATGTAAATCTTGTCATTATAAAACTCATACTTATGGAAGACCACAAAAAAAACAAAGTTAAGAAAGTTCTTTTTTTTCGTAATGACTTTGGTGCTAGTGTAGCCAGACAATCACAAGATGGTTATGGTGGAGTAGGATACTATCGCATAGTGCAACCTGCTAAATATTTAAAAGGACATGATGTTTCAGTAGTAGGGGTTAAACTAGATAAGAAAGGTGAAACACTAGAACAGAGATGGTCTCGTATATTTAAAGAGTATGATGTTTTTTGGACTTGTTATTTTACTGACCCACATTTAGCTTCAGCTATTTTTTATCACCGAGATAAATATAAAAAGAAAGTAGTAATTGATTTAGATGATAACTATTTAGATGTGCTACCAACCCATCAACTTTATGAGAGATTTAAAGAAACAAAAAAAGATAGAGCTTTTATGTCTACTATTTTAACTTTTGCAGATGCTATAACAGTATCAACTGAACCACTTAAACAAAAAGTAGCCGAACATTTAAAGAAAGTTTATAAAATGGATAAAAAGATTTTTGTAATTCCTAACATGAATGATGCCAATATTTGGAAATTTAAGCCAGCTCCAAAACACAAAGATAAAATAGTAATAGGATATTCAGGTTCAAATTCTCATGATGATGATTTAGAAATGATGTTCCCTGCTCTAGCCAAGATAATGGAAAAATACCAAAATGTATATTTTGAAAGTTTGGGAGCTTTAGGAAAAAGCAATATTAAATTATTTACACCATTCAGTGATGAAGCTAAAAAACGTTGTGATATTTTACCTTCAACTTGGACTTTTAAAGAATATCCTAAATATCTTGCTTCACTTAAATGGGATATTGGGATAGCTCCATTAACTGACTGTGCTTTTACTCGTTGCAAATCTCATATTAAATGGATGGAATATTCAATGTATAAAATTCCAGTAATTGCATCAAAAGTTTATCCATACTATTTTAATTGTTTTGGTAGACAAACTATTCAACACGAAAAGACTGGATTACTTGTAAAACAAAATGAATGGTTTGATGCACTTGAAGATTTAATCTTACATGAAGAAAAAAGAAAACAACTTGGCGAAAATGCTTATGACTTTGTAAAGAAAAATTGGCAATACGGAGATGATTTTTCTAATGCGATAAATAAAGTGATAAAAGCCTTATAAATAAAGGTATTTTACATATATGTGCGAATAAAATAACTACTTTTTAATACAAAGTATATTATTTTAATATGTCTCTACAATTTTCAGATACAAGTGCATCTAAGGCAGGATTAATTCAAGAATGTGAATCACAAGTTTTTGGTGATAATTCTTATGGACGTATTTCAGGCGACCCTGGATTATTAGCAACTTTTACTAGAAATATTAACGAAGCTCTTAATAGAGTAGTCAATTTAATTATGACTGCCGATGGTCGTTGGCAATTTGATGATACAAATAATACTGATTATCCAATAGCAACAACTAATTTAGTAACAACCGCAGGTTCAGAACAACAAGATTATAGTTTTGATATTTCAATGCTTCGTATTTTACGAGCAGAAGTATTAGATAATACAGGAGCTTGGCGAAAACTTACACCACTTGATGAAACTGATGTTTATGACCAATCTTTAACTGATTTACTAAAAACCCCTGGACTCCCAACATATTATGACAAACAAGGTGCTTCTGTCTTTTTATATCCGAAACCTTTAGCAACACAAGTAACAGCAACTAATGGATTAAAAATATGGTTTCAAAGACCACCTTCATATTTTGCAACTTCAGATACTAATAAAGTTCCAGGATTTAATTCAATGTATCATAGACTTGTAGCACTTATAGCTTCAAGAGATTATTCAGTATTTAAACAATTATCAGTAGCCAAAGCTCTTTCCGAATTAGTCCAATTAGGAGAAGATTCTTTGGTAGAAAATTATGCTCTGAGAAACAAAGATGAGCATGTTAAATTATCAGCTAAACGTCTTAATTGGCGATAAAACAAAATGGCACAATTACAAAAAAATTATTTCTTTACAGTAGATTTAGGAACAGCAATTCATAATCTAACAACAGCTACTTTAAAACTTGCATTTACAGATACTGCACCTACAACTGCAACACATGTTTATGCAGATATAGTATCACCTCTTGCTTTAACTAATATGGCTACCTCAGTAGCTTTAACAGGAGTTACTTATACTCAAGCAACTGGAACAGCTACTTTAAATGCTTCTACTTGGACAGGAACTTCGCAAACTGGAAATTTTGGTCCGTTTAGATATGTAGTAGTTTACAACGATTCAGCTACTTCAAAAAATGTTATCGGTTGGTTTGATTATGGTTCAGAAGTTACTTTAAATGGAGTTTATGGTGACCAATTTACAATGACTTTTGCAAGTGGATTATTAACATTAGCATAATTTTATGGCAGCAGACCACATAATAGACCATTCAGGATTAAGAAGTGAAATTTACACGACTCCACAGTCAAGTAATTGGACTTGTCCTGCTAGTGTTTCTTCTGTTGTTGTAGAATGTTGGGGAGGAGGAGGTGGAAAGGGAGCAAGTTCAGGTGGAGGAGGTGGAGGATACGGAAAGAAAAATAATTATTCAGTAACGCCTGGAAATAATTATGCTTTTGTGGTTGGGAATGGAGGTTCTCCTTTTTATGATGGTGTTACAAGTTATTTTATAAATACATCAACTGTTAGTGGTCAAGGAGGAGCAATGGGTGATTCTACAGGTGGAGGTTATGGTGGATATACAGGAGATAGTGGATTTAGTGGAGGTGCAGCTAGAAGTATTTATGGTGGTGGAGGAGGTGCTGGTACAACTGCAAATGGTGCTAATGCTACTTCAGGAAGTGGTGGAACTGGTGGAGTTGGAGGTACATTGGGGGGAGGTGGTGGTGGAGGTGGTGGAACAGCTGGTGCAGGAGGAGGAACATATTTAGGTTATGGTGGAGCATCTGGCTCAGTATTAAATGGAGGAATTTTTGGTGGAGGAGGTGCTTGGAATAATGGAGCAGGAGGAAATGGTGCAGTTTATATAACCTATGCAATTCCACCAACAATTTATACACTAGCTTGTACTCCGAATGCTTTTCTTTTTACAGGTATATCAGCAGGATATTTTAAAACATTTTTAATGTTATGTACTCCAGCAATTTATATTTTTAATGCATTAAAAACTATTTTTTCAAGATGGAGTAATCAATTAAAACATTTAACAACTTGGACAGATCAAAACAAATCATAATGGATTTAATACAATTACAAAAACAAATAGATGAACTAACTCAGAAATTTAATCAATTAAGTAATTCTTCGCAGATACCTAGAAATATAGAAACTGCTTTTAGAGAAAGACTTGGATTTCCTTCACCTAATTTTACAGGAACTTTTACTTATGTTTCAGATGTAGTTTTAAATAATCTTGGAGGAGGAAATTACAGTTTAACTAAAACAACTAAAACATTAACATTTAATTCAGGTCTTTTAATATTAAATGTATGATTACACTTCCTAAAGCACCAAATGTATATTCTTTACCTCAATGGAATCAACCAAATGACTCTGATGTTAATGGTTCACTTTGGACTACTACAAATATAGATACAAGTTCAAATATTGGAAAATTAAGAGTTGGAGATAGAATGCTTTTAAATACTTCAGATACTTCAGGATATGGAATATCATCAGTTAGTGAAATGAGATTACCAGTTGTTTTTAAAGCGATTGATTCAACCCCTTGGATTTATACAATAGCTGGTGCAAAACTTTTAAATAATAATGGAGTTATAAGTGGATCTTTTAATACGATTACTCCTAATTCAGGCTCTTTGCCAACAAATCTTTCAGGAGCTTCTGATATGGAACTTTTTAATGGTTATCTTTATACTACAGGAAATACTAATGTAGTAAATAAAATAGCAAGTTTAAATACTGCTAGCCCAAATATAACAAACTTTACAGCAGGAGGTACGGATGTAACGGAAAAACATTTAACTTCTTATGCTAGTAGAATGTATATGTCTCGTAATTCTTCTAATATTATTTCTTGGGATACTTCCGATACGGTGGCTACTTCAGGAGCATACACAGTAGAATTAGGTGGTGGAGGAGCTAACCAAATAGTTTGGTTACGTTCATCGTCTAATCGTATTTGGATTGGAACAATAAATCAATTAGGAGGAAAAGGTTATATTTATGAATGGGATGGCACGGCTACGCAAGTAACAAAATCATATAGACTTGAATCATCGGGTACACTTTCTTGTGTGATTAAAGATGACATTCCTTATGTCATGGATGTCTATGGAAATTTACTTTATTGGAATGGTGGAACTTTTGTTAAACTTACAGGATTAAATCGTAAAGATAACTTTCTTTTATATAATCCATTAGTTCGTTCAGATAATGGTAATAGATTTATCCATTCAAATGGGATGAGTATCATTAAAGGAAAAATATGTGTACTCATAGATACTAGAAACTATAATACTCTTTTAGATACAGAGGAAACTATACCAGCAGGAATATATGAATATGATGAAACTACAAAAGATTTAAAACATAAATATTCTCTTTCATATTTAGATAGGAGTGCAACAAGAGTAGACAATGAAGATTTTGGACAGACTAAAGTGTCAGCAGTTGGAGCTTTAAGTGAACTTAATTTTCCTTCAACTGGGAGCACTAGAAATGGTACTTTTCTAGCTGGAGCAACCATATATACAGACGCCACAACTGCTCTAAATGGCATTTGGTATGATGATTCTAATAGAACAAAGCAAAAGGCTGGATCTTTTATAACAACAAAGCTTCAAGCTATTGATGCTAATGGTAATCCATCAATTCAAAATATGTATCAAAATTTATATGTTTTATATAAACAACTTATAGGTGCAACTGATAAAATTACAGTTAAATATAGGATTTCAGAACAAGAACCAGTAGAAGCTACGATAACTTGGACTTCTACTACAACTTTTACAGTTTTAAACTCTGCAGTAAATATTTCAAACTATTGGACTGTTGGAATTGGTGGAGAAGTAGAAGTTTTAAATGGTATCGGAGCTGGTAGATGTTCACATATTACAAATGCTGTTTTAAATAGTGGAACTTGGACAGTCACAGTAGATGAAACTTATACTGGTGCTTCTAATCAAACAGCAATAGCAAGATTTCAAAATTGGACTAAATATCCTATGCCAATAACTTATAATAACTCAATAACAGACGGAGTAACATTTGATCAAGAAGGTATAGGAAAACTAGCGAACTGGATTCAATTTAAAGTGTGGATGTTATTCACAGGGAAAGATGAACTTGAAAAACTAATCATTATCAACCAAAATTATAATCCATCATCATAAATATGAATCTACAAAATACAAATCAAAACACTCAACCAGATTATACTAATACTCCAAGGTATGATATAAATACTGGACAACCAACTGCCTATGGTAAATCTTTAGGTCTTTCGTCTCCTAATGCAAATATTGTAAATACTACTCCAGTAAACAATATTCCTAATGCAAGTAATATAGGAAATACAAAATCAGTAGTAATTCCACCACCAGCTCAAGGAACTTCAACTGCTGCTAATCAAGCTATTGGAGCTAGTCAAGGAGCGATTTTAGGACTTGCAGGACAAAACTATCAAAATCAATTAGACTCTTACAATCAGCAAAAAGAACAAACTACTGGACTTATAAATCAATATCTAGGAAAAGGAACAGAACAATTACAAAAAGAACAAGACGCAGGAGTTTTGCAAATGCAAGCTCTCTCTAATTCTCTAAATAATCAATACCTAACTCAAAGTGCCGCTTATAATGCTCAATATAACGATATATTTAATAAGCCAGGAGTAACACGAGAACAAGCCGCACAACAAATAAGTAGCCTACAACAACAGCATGGTTATGATTTAACCAACACCGCTATTCAAGCAAGTATCGCTTCTACAAACTATACAAACGCTGAAAACATAATCAATCACCAAATAGAATTAAAATATGCTCCCATAAAAGATAGTATTGATTTTGGTATGCAGTTCTTACAACAAAACAAAGATTTACTTTCTGAAGCACAAACTGAAAAGTTTAATGCTCAACTTCAAGTTCAAAATCAAACATATACACAAGGGGTATATAATGACCACTTAATAAAAGATACCCAAGTACAAATGATTAAAGATGCAGCTGCACAAGGGGCTAACCAAAAAACACTAGATGCTATGGGTCAAATAATGACCCAAGGTGGAACAATAGGTGATGTAGCACAAGCTTCAGGTGGATATTTACAACAAGGGACTTATCAACCAGTTCAAACTGGTTTTGATCCAAATACAGGGCTTCCTATTTATTCAGGGTTCAATACAAAGACAGGACAAATGCAAGTTAAAAATGGTGGAAATGTATTAGGGCAAACTGGCTCTACGGACACTACTATCCTAGGAGCAAATGGCGAAGGTTATCAAATGGGAGCATCAACTACAATGGGAGCTTATGCTTCGGCTACCCAAACACAAGTAAATAATATAAAAGCTACAACTGCTAAAATTCAAACAACTGTTGGAAATATCACAGATGTAAATTCTGCACAATTAGCAATAAATTCAGTAGCAAAAAATAGTCCCATAACAGGACAAATGGTAATGTCTGCCGCACAAAAATATGGTGTAGATGCAACAACTATAATCGGTGTTATGCAAGCAGAAACTCAATGTGGAACAGATGGAAGTAAAGGAGCAAAAGAATGTAATTGGGGAAATGTTGGTAATACAGATTTTAATATGAAGATAGGAAAAACTGTAAAAATGAAACCACAAGAAGGGGTAGATGCTATTGCAAAAAATCTAGCTCAAAGAAAAGTTCAACCAAACCAAGTAGACCCAACGCAACCAAACGCAGGACAAGAATTAACTCCTCAACAGAAAGCTTCAATGTTAGTTAAAAATGCTCCAGCTTTCTTGCAACCTGCGATGATGACTTCAGTAGCAACTGGAGCTACATATATTGATTCTTCAAAAGTTCCTGAAAGTATGAAAATAATAGCTCAAAATTATTCTTCAGGTACTAAAGGACTTGTGCCTATATTAAATGCCGACCAAGTAGCAATAGTTAACGGAGCAGATGAAGCAATACGCAATATTACTGATATCATGGCTCCTGCTTGGAATAAAATTGCTCCTAGTGGAACTATTGGTAAAGTAGGATTACAAGTATCATCTCTATTTGGAAAATTATTTGATACTAATAAAAATGCAGATATTCAAGTATTTAATAATAACAGAGAAAATTTAGCACAACAAATCAGAGCATTATCTCAATCTGCACCTAAGGGAAGTTTATTATCTACTGCAGAATCTGCACTTCCTGATTTATCAGGTTATGGGTTCCATTTAACAAATGCACTTGAGGGAGTAGGAATTGGTGCAGCAGGTGGTGCTGGTGTTGGTTTTGTAGCAGGTGGAATCGGTGCAATTCCTGGAGCTATTGGAGGAGGAATAACTGGAGGAGTAACAGGTGGATTTTCTAGTAATATTGATTCTCAAAAAATTGGTAATGAAAAAATGCAAAGAACACTTGATCTTCTAAATCAAACCATTAAAACATTCTTACCAAACGCTACCCCAGCAACATTAAAAACTCAAGCAACAGGAACACCTATTAAAGCACCAGACGGAAGACAAATAATAATCACTGACTAATATGCCTATAACAATGACAAGAGCTGAATACCAAGCAACTTATGGAGCACCACCAAACGTGCCTGCCCCTGTAGTGCAATCCCCACCAGTAGACCAAACACCTATAACTATGACAAAAGCACAGTTCCAGGCTACTTATGGGCAAGCACCAACTCCTCCTGCAACTCCCTATGAAGTATCTATGGGAATAAAAAACCAAGATGGAACACCAAATACAGATAAAGGAATAATTAGTAATACTATTAGTCAGGTAAAAAATGATTTATCACCTAATACTCAAGGTTCTCCTTTATCAAAAGGAATACAAGCTACTACTGATGTTTTTAGTTCTGTAGGACAACTACCAATACTAAAACAAATTGGCGAAGTTTTTGGCAAAGGAGTAAATTTTGCAGGCGAACAATTATCTAAATTATATACTCCTGAATTTCAAAAAGAATTAGGTAATATGTCAGAAGAAGATTTTACTAAAGCAACTCAACCTCTTAAAGATTTGAGTAATTTAGGAACTATTGCTAATACTATTTTAATGACTAAAGGTGGAGAAAAAGTAGTAGAAAAAGCACCTGAAATATCAAATGCAGTTAATACAGGAGTAAATGCTATAAAGAATAAAGTTTCAGATTTAACTACTGAAAAACCTATGACACCTGAAGAAATGAAAATAAATTTGCAAAGTGTAGCAGATGACTGGGCTAAACCAACTACTTTAAATGAACCAAAGTATAACAATGCAAGGGCAGTATTAGAAAAAGACCCAGAAGTAACAAAAACTCTAGCACAAAATGGACTTAATCCTTTTGCTCATATTGAAGATGGGAAGTATTTAACATTAGATACTGTTAAACAATTAAGAGCAGATACAGGGAAACTGAGTCGTGATATTTTACGACCTTCATTAGAAAAAGCAGATTATACTGTTGAAAAAACACAAATTACTGATATTAAACCAAAGGCGAATGACTTTGGTGTTACCCCAGATGATGCAGAAATGATAACAAAAAGATTAAATACAAAACTAGAAGCCTTGCAAAGAAAATACCCTGATGGTATGAGTCTAACAAATATGTTAGATGAAAAAATAACTTACGATAAAAATGGGGGATATAGTCAATTTAAAAGTAATGCTGATACTAATGATGCAATAGCTAATCGTGCTATTGCAGATAATTTACGAACTCAACTTATTACTAAAGCTCCAAAAGATTTACCTATTGAAGATTTTTTTGCTGAACAATCTAAAAATTATAGAGCAGCAGATTATTTAAAATCCTTAAATGGAGTTAAAGCTCCTGTTGATATTGTTCAAAATATAGCTAGAAATGTTGCAAAATTTGGTGGGGCTAAACTTGGGGCTATGTTTGGTGGCGATGTTGTATCTTCTTTTGCTGGTTATCAAATAGGTAAAGTAGTAGAAAAATTTATAGAAAATATGACAAATCCAATGAGAGATTCATTTTTACAAAATCTTAAAATAACAAATCCTGAAGCATTTACAAAAATGCAAGAGTATTTAAATAAAAGTATACCACCAAAATAATTACCACCAATGACCCCTTTCAAGGTCATAAAATATATCACGAATAGCTTGTAGTAAACATTTAAACATAACTTAATATTACCACATATAAGAAATAAAAACAATGGAAGAAGTTAAAAAAAGAGCAAAAAAACTAAAACTCGTAACCGAACTAAAAAGCCCTTCCGAGGTTGCTCTTTTAAAACATATAGACACAGTCCAAGAAGAGTTAGAACAAGCCGACACAGAAATAGTAGCCGAGTTTGATAAGAAATTAGCCGACCAAATAGCCGAAGTTAAAGACTCATTTCCTTCTTTTGAAGAAGTAGTTAATGCAATAGAAATACCTGAACCTATCAAAGGAGATCAAGGAGAAAAAGGAGAGCAAGGTATTCAAGGTGAGAAAGGAGAAAAAGGCGACAAGGGTGATACGACTATCGTAGAAAAAATAATTGAAAAGACAGAGGTTATTCGTGAAACACCGATAGTTACTAAAAATATAGTAGAAAAGGCTCTTTATGAAGAACCCGACCAAATAATTTATAAAATAAATAAAGGTAAAGACTTAATAAAAAAGGAACGAGTTGAAGGACTAGAGGATATTGAAAAGATAGCCAAGATGAATGCTTTTAATCCTACAATGGGACCAAGTTTTTCTGATTTGAAAAGATTACAAGACCAAATAAATGAAGGAGGAGGTGCTGGCGAAGAATTATGGTCTCGTGATGCAGTAAACGGAAGATTATATCCATCAACACTAACTGATAAAGTTGGTTTAGGTTCTACTCTAGTAGGAGAAACTTTTAGTGAAAGACTTT